TTCATCTACATCTTTTGTTTTATTTCTCACTATGTTAATAGTAAGCATACGTCCACCAATCGGTTTAATCGGTGCGCCACGTTCAACGTGCCAACCTTTTGAGCCATCTCCGTACTCTTCTTTATAGCAGCCTGTAATCATTAAGTGTATTGGCTTGTGATTAATACTATATCCTTTTTTTGAGTTACTTTCTAAAGCATCTCTAACATCATTTCTTGCTGCGTTTTCGTGAATATGCCCCATTGTGTAAACATCACAACCCTCATAAAGCTCTAAAGCTCTTGTAAGATTTAAAGCACCCTTTGTAACAACTCCACCACCACCAGAGCCGTGAAAATATTTAATTTTTGTAGTTGCTATTCTTGTATGATTATTCATTTTAACAATAATCCAACCACCATAACCACCAACTTGCACGTTACTATGGCATTTTAAGTTAAGTAAGTCTACAAATCTTTGCAAGATGTCAGTTTCTTGCCACTTAATTATACCTGTTTCGTGGTTTCCGTAACCGATAACCGTAAGAATATCTGCATAAGGTGTAAACCATTCAACTGCCGTTTCAACAACTGAATCCAAATATCTTGCGTTGTTGTGTTCTGGTCTTATGTCTGATTTATTACGTCGGTTATCTCCACGTCCTTGCATCAAGCAGAACATATCTCCGTTAATCATTACAGGTATGTTTTCTTCTTTGCAATAGTCTAAATGTTTTTTTAGTAAGTCTTGGTCACATTTTGGATTATCCCAATGTAAATCGCTTAACATAGCTATTTCTGCATACTTACCCTGTAATTGTATTTCGTGTACGTTCTTTCCGTGTCTTATTACTTTCATAAATATTTATTAAATAATTTGTTTACTATCCATACAACTGCAAAAAATATTATAGCAAATATCAACATTCCAATATATTTAGGTTTTTTATTTTCTTTAACTTGTGCCTTTGCTTTTTGTACTTCTACTCTTGTGATCATTCTTAAAGTGTCTCTTTTAAGCTTGTATTCAATTCGTGTTTCTAACCTTGTTTGTGGCACGTAAACATTCTTATAATATACTATTGTATCTTTTGAACTTATGATTCTTTCATACACTATTGTATCGTGTTTTATTACAGGAATAGAATCTATTGTGGCAATTCGTATCGTGTCGCTTGTTTTAACGACTTCTAAGCCCTTTTTAACTGCTTTGTTATAGTGATACTTAGCTGAACAAGAAAACAACGTTAAAACGCAAATTAAGTATATTACTTTCACTTCTCTAATTCTTTAATCATTTCAAAGTGAATTTTAGCTATTCTATCTCTGCCTTCTTCACTCATTAAATACTTGTGGCAATTATCGTAATTAGTCATAAAAAAGTTTTCGCTTAATATTGCAGGCATAGCCGTTTTAGCAAGTACCCAAAAGTTAGCTTCTTTGTCTACGTCACCGTCTGAATATGTATCTTTTCTAATATACTCTCCAGGAAACTCAGATTCTGCTTTTTCATATAGAATAGTTGCGATTGAGTCAGATTGTGTTTCGCCTTTAGAAGTGTAACAACTCCAACCATTAGCACTTTCTTCAGTAAAACCGTTTGCGTGAATAGAAATATATATACAAGGTTTATTCGTGTTTCTGTAAATTTCGTTTGCTTGTGAAGTTCTGGTGCTTAAAGGAACATCAATATTTGTATTTACTAAATTAATGCAGTCAATCTTTGCATCTTCGCAAAGCTTCATTAATCTATTTACAATACTTCTGTTAAATTCGCCTTCAAATAATTGTGTGCCGTCTTCCCAAATAGGAGAACGCTTGCCAGGCGTTTGATAAACACCATCTATAATGCCTCCGTGTCCGTTATCAAATATGTATAAGTTTTTACTATCCAATTTTATTGGTTGTCTGCAACATTTACAAATCTTCATTTTTTTTGATGTTTTTAAAATCGCTTGTTACTTCCTTTGCTCTTGCAAATAAGTTTTTTAATGATGCCCACAAGTCAATACCTTTTACTTGTTTGTAGTTTTCATTTATAGAAATTACTTCAATAGAAACCATTGTTAAAGCCAAAATTTTAGTAGTCAATAAATCAATACTAAAAAACTGCATTACTATGTCATTTAATAGAAATTTATCCATAGCAAAAAACAACATTACCGTTGCTTCATAAAGTAAAATCTTTGATATGATTGCAGACAATCTTCTGCTTGTAATTGGTTGTTTAAGTTTCTTTGCTTTCCAGATTCCTGTGATTGTATCTAAAATTACAGAAGCAGCAATAAGAATAAGAATACCGACAATAGGTAAAAAAAACGAAAGAATAATAGCCATTAGTTTAGTTGAGTAAAGTTTAAATTTAGTTGTCAGTATATAGAGTTGTGTTTTCATCTTATAGTTGTTCCGTGATTAGCCAAATTATTTTAAATAATAGAAATACACCAAACGCTTGTACGTGTAATTCTGTACTTGTAAACATACAAGAGAATGCACAAAAGCATCCTGCAAGAAAATACAAAACTGCAAGTACGTTTTGATGTTTTCTAATATCCATTATTCCACAGGTATTGGCTCACTCCATTCTGGCGTTTGCATAAGTGCCAAAGTTTCTTCGTGTGTTAATATTTGTAAAGGAAGTACACTACCATCAGCTATAAAGGTTGGTGTGTTTGTGTATTTAATTACAAATTCAAGTCCATCTAAACTTATTCTGACCGTGTTTTCGTTAGATTCTTCAACCTGTGAAAAGTCAATGTTTAATAAATCTCCTATTGATAATATTGCGTATGTTAAATTCATTTTATTTTTTATGTTGGTACATCACTTGAAAATGTACTAAAGTTTTGCATTGTTCCATCGTTGCCACCACTTCCATTATCTGTTAAAGTTGGTACAGTATCTCCATCGCCACAACGATACCAAGATAAAGGACTCAATGAAGTTAAATCAGTTGGACTTGATGTAATGGTACTTAAATTTGCAGTTTCATCACTATAAAACAAGGAAGCTTCGTCAATTAATCCTTTAAATCCAAAACTTAAACTTATAATTCTACCGAATGAACTAAAAGTAAATGTTCTTGTACTTGATATTGGCGCACCAAATGTATTTCCATCTAAATATAATTGAACAGAGTTAGAGGAGTTTCTTATTAGTGTAAAATTTGACCAAGTGTTTTGTGGTATATTATTGCCACCACTTTCATTAATTGTATATTGTGTGCCATTTAGTTTTAATATTACTTGTGTATTTGATACAAGTTTGATATAGCTTGAATTATTATTGTAGCAACCCCATATAAAGCACTCTGTATTTACATTAAATCCACCCGTAAATTTAAACCAATAACTAAAGGTAAAAACTCCATTTCTACTTACTTGAGTAAAAATAACTCTATCGTCAATTCCATCAAGCTCTATTGATTTAGTATTAAGAAAACTTGGAGTGCCTCCTGTTCCTGTTAAGTTGGTTTCTGGACTCCAACTATCTGCACAAACTTCGCCAAAATCTATTGTATTATTTGTTGGTGCTTTACCGAATCCATTGGTATTATTTACTGCTGCTTGTCCCCAATCTATTGTGTTCATTCTAATAAGTTTTATGTAATACGAAGTTAGCACTATGTATTTCGTCTTGTGTTTTAGCTTGTCCCCATTCTGCCGTAATATCTAAAGTATTAGCAATAGTTGTATCAAAAGTTTCAACATCTTGGAATACATAACCCTCTAAACCTCCCGTGTTTCGTGTATATGCAAAATTTCCATTAGTGCAAATACTTCCACTTGCACCAATCGATGCTATTGTGAAATCTATTTCACACTCCCAACCCAATGTAGTAGTAGGACTTAGAGAAATAGTGCCAGTTGTTGCCAATACCGTTGCACCACTCTTAATCCTAATTGTTATGTCATCTCCATTCTGTGCTGAAATTTCGCCACCAATTTTTGCGTGGTATGAATCGCCAACAACAAAGTGGTCTGCTGGAATTGTCAAGCTACCTACTCCTGTGCCTACTATGCTTGTTTCTGTTGTTGTGTTTGTTAGTGTTGCACTTGTTACCGTTTGTGCATATAGTCCTGTCGTTGGTTGGTTAAAGGATAAAGTTCCTGCACCATCCGTTTTAAGAACTTGTCCAGCCGTTCCATCTGCCGTTGGAAATGAATAAGCATTGTTAAAGCTTATAACATCAGCAGCACTAATTTTTAATACATCTGCACCACTATTTTGAAAAGCCAAGTAAACACCGTTTAAATCTACAGTACGATTACCTCTAATTGTTCCATCTACAAGGTAAATGTTATCTCCTGCAATTGCGGCTATTTCCAAACCTGTTATTTTCTTGGATACATAACCACCTGCACCATCAGATTCTGCAATAACAAATAAATCTGTATTTGCTAAATTAGCACTCTTTGCCGTTAGGTCGCTGATCTTTATTTCTGCCATAATATTTATTTAAAAACGTCTGTAAACGTTTTACGTTCTTTTCTTTTGGTGTATAATTTTTTTTCATAATACCCATCCAGTAAAATTAGTATCCTCATCCGGATACATATCAGATCCAGAGTTGCTATTATATTCAGGAAACAATGAATTATTATCACAAATATAGCTAACAAATCTTTCTTTGTAATGCATTGCTGTTTGTCTTTGCTTTTCAATCATAAAATCAACTTCTTCCTTACTTACAGTTTCTGAATTTTCTGCTCCGTGTTTATAAACCCCCTTATTTGCTACAGTATAAGCTGCAAAAGGTAAATACTCAACCATTGCAAAGTGAATCAAACATGGTTTTATATAGGTGGTCAATAAACTTAAATAAGGATCCGCTAATGTTCCTGTAATTATTTCTGCTTGTATTTTCTCGAGAAGTTTTGTTCCTAGCATACCCTGTATGTGAATATCTTGAGAGATTGAAACAAATTGTATAAACTTGTCAACATCAACATTTCCATTTACATTAGTATATCTAACTACATCATCTCTTGTTATTAATAGTGCTTTTGCCATTATCTTATTGCATCTTTTGGAAGGTTCTTATTAGTTGGAGCAAATCCTTTTCTTGGCATTTGATTTGGTTCTTTAGATACTTTTGGATTGTTTTCCACTATGTAACCATAAGCATCACCAATTGCTTCAGTTATTTCATTTGTTTTAACAGATCCAATAGAAGCTGTTTTACTGAAACTAACATACGTTCTTCTCTTCCAAGCATGCTTACATCTGGGACCACCCTTGTAGAGCCAAATATCATAGGTGTCAGCTCCTGATACTCCAAAGCCAGGATTAGCTGGTTGTGAATTTAGCTTAATAATATCTTCTTTTTTGTAAAGCTTCTGTGATCTCATCATTGCTCTACAAAATTTTCTCTGCGGAGCAAGATTCCCATCGTACTGATAGCGAACTTTAAAGAAAATACCATCAATCTCTCTATCTTGAGAAGAAGGCTGATTAGGTGAAGCAATACCGGTTCTTATTAAATTTATAACTTTAGATAATGTTCCTTTCTTTCTTTTAAATTTTTCTGCTAATTTTCCTAATTCAGAATCAAAAGAATCTTCTAAATCATAATTAACTTCCCTTTCATCTATTAATAAAAATCCTTCTTGCTCTGGATCTTCACCCTTGTTTAAAAACTCTTGAAGTTCTTTATTTATTTCGCTTAGTTCCAAACCGGTTTCTTCTTCTATTTGTTCTTCGTTTTCTAACCCACTTAGATCTGTAAATTCAAGTGGTTTTAAAGTTTTAAAATAAAGATTTAAACTAATTTGGTTATATGCTAATATTTGATCAAAAGCATCAATCAATAAATCTTGCATTGGACTTATTACCATATTATTAAATAAAACAAAAGAATCTTTTAATTCATCGGCATTACTACTAAACCCATTCGATGAAGCTATCCCGAAAAGCAAAGGGCTTGTAACATTATTCCCAAGCATTATTTTTCTTAAACATTCTTCTGATAGGGTGGAATACAAATCCGGAGCATCATTAACAGGCATAGCATCTACGGTTGTTTTAGATTCCGTATTATTATTAAAAGAAATTATAACCTTTTCCCCTTTTGTTCCTGTTAATTGGCTTAGTACTCTTTGCTTAATAAGATTTTGCTGTTCTTCACTCGGTTGACCATTATTGAAGTTAATTACCGAACGAGAACTAAAACCATTATTGACTTCATTTATTAAATACTCAGAAATAGATTCTTCCAAAGTACAATAAGGTAAACAACCAATATAATCCGGTAATGCATAATATTTCATACCAACGCTATATGGTTTTATAAAATAGATTTCACTAGCATCTTTAGAACAACCAAACGAACTGTATCTTACTGGCTTATATTTTTTTGGATCAGTCCAATCATCGCAATAATAATAAGCTTCAATCTTTCCTTCTTTGTTACATTTTTCAGCACGTAAAAGTTGTACAGGGATATGATGGACCTGTGCTATTTTTTTTCTATTTTTTGTGTAAATAACATGCATAGCACATTGGCCAAGAAGTTTTAAATCCGAAACTAAATGCCTAACACATTCCTTTTGAAATAAAGACATCATCTGGGCATACTCATTTGGCTTTTTAGACGCGTTAGATGCACTTAATCCCTTACCGTATACTAATCTATTGGTATTATTAATTATAGCGTTCTGTGTAGTACTATTGGTGTAGCAATCAATTAAAAACTGGTAGTAATTATTATCCTCCCCGAACTCAACCCATTCTTCTCTTTTTGATTCGGATATCACTGGAGCTTCATAAGCTGCTAGTTCCAATACATGTATATCTTTACTCATATATTATAAATTCATTATTTGATGCCTGCGATATATATTCCCCTTCATTTACGGAATAAGTAGTAACAGGCTGATTTGTACAAAATATTTTATCTTTATGAACAATTTCCGCACCGTTTTTCAGTTCTAATTTATAGAAATGATCTTGAACCAATGAAAAAATAGCTGTAATAGTATCGTAGTAATCACCATTAATATTTGAAATAATAGGTATCTCTATTTCCTTATTTAATTGCTCATCCGTAATATACAAAGAATCATAAGATCTACTCCTTGGAATAAAACTAAAAGATTGTTCTGTTAATATATCTTGTAAAATAATCATTATATTTTAATAACTAAATTTTCAATATTTTGTTTCTTTTAAACACAAAAAAGGCACTTCGAAAAGTGCCTCTTATGTTATGAAGGATTAAGAAAGAATCTTAAGAAACAATATTGGCATTATCCGTACCATTATTGAATAATGCTTCGAGATCTGACTCGCTTGAACAAAGTAGGAAATTAGCTGGAAGTTCCTCCATTGCTACAAAAGTTAATTCATAACCGTTAAAATCCCCTAGCGCTGCTCCGCTTGAGATATTTCCGGCATTTACATCTGCTCCTTGGTCTAACCCCATTAAGAAGAACTGATCTGTCATAGAACGAACTACGATTCTCGGTCGTCCATAAGCAAGTAGCTTTACATTTTTATGTGTTACCACATCTTGTCTTTTTAATTGAGCTACCAATGTTTGCTCAAAAAATGTTGTTCCATTATCTCTACTAGAATTAATGGCCGTAGTAAAAGAATTCGCAGTAGATTTCAATTCGAATTTATAGATATTCATAGCTGAAACCGTATCAATAGGTTGCCAAGCAGTGATCTCATCTGAATTGTCCGCTGTTCCATACGTTACATACGTTGAATCTGAATTTAGGTCGTCATAATTAATCAAATACATAGCTTTCAATCCTGAGACTGAATCCTTGCATTGTTCAATTCGACCGGCTGTAATATCGCAGCTCATAGTTTTTAAATTTTATGAAAAAAAAAGGGAAAGGTTTTTTACCTCCCCCTTCTTTATTCGAGTTAATATTATACGTGATAAAGAACTACGTTCGCACCGATTCCAATCTGTGCTCCCATACTCATTCTCATTATTATTCTGCAATTTTGAGATCCATCAATTGGACTCATATCAATTAATCTAACTTCCTGCGTGTCACTTAGTAAAGAACATCCAAAGTAAAGATTTGATGTTTGTGCCGCCATTGCAGTATTATCATCTAATCCGTTAGCAACAAAGATAGGTAAACCATCGAAAGAAAGTTGTCCGTTTGTATACCATTGTGTTCCTTTATTGTCAGTACCATTAGCACCAAGTCCTGCTGCTGCAAAACCACCTAATGCTCTAATATAAGCTCTTGCCATATTTGAACTTACATAAAGTTTTAAATCATCGGAACCATAAACCTCGGTCGGTATGGCATCTACGATCTTACCCATTTCATCGATAATATTAGCTGCATCTACCGCTGTTCCGGTAACATCTACTACAGTAGCATCAGCCAAAGCTAAAGTTACCAATCCGTCAAATTCACCTGGATTAGCATTAACACCTTCCCAAATATTAGTTTCTACTTTTGCTGCTACTTTAGCTGCATAATATCCTAAAATGTAATCTGAAAATGATTTAGGAAGATCATCAAAAGCGGAGAATCCCATCTCTTGAGATTGCCATGTGTTATGAAATTGAGATTTACAGATTTGTGAATTAACTTGAAAATCTTCTACTTCTAAAACCTTTTCTGTTAAATCAATATCAGCTGTATCTGTGAAATCACAGGTTGCATCCGATAATAAATCCGCTGTGTCTACTACTTGAAGTACCTCTTTGTATTTAATGTTTGGAAGTACGGTAACTCCTCCGCCTTCGATTGTTGGTGCTGATAGTAAAGCTGCGGAGATATATTTACCCGCATATTCACCAGCATACGTTGTTGTAATTTGTGGCTCTGCCATAATTTTAAAATTTAATTATTATTTATTTAATTTTCTAAACACCCTATCTAGTGTTGTTTCTGCTCTATTTGTTCCATATTTAAATCCTGCATTTTTCTTTACATTTTCAGGATTAAAAGATAATGGTTTTACCGATGGATCTAAATCCTCGCTTAATTCCTGTTTTTCTTCTTTTACTTTTGCTAATTCTGAAAGTTTTTGTTTAAGCTCTTCGTTTTCTTTCTTTAAAGCTTCCAATTCAGAAAAGTGCGTTTCTTTTACAATTGACTCAATTGTCTTTTTAACAGGTTGTACATCTTTCTCCATTTCTTCTTCTTTTTCTTCGTAATCTTTTTTAGCTTCTTCTTCTTCCACTACTTCTTCCTCCGCTTCTTTAGCTTTTATTTCAGAAATTATACCTTCTTCTACGACTACCAAAATCTCCTCTCCTCCTTCCATTCTATATTCTCCAATTGGAAGTGGAATTCTTTGTTCGTCTTCTGTTATAATTACAACCTCTGCTTCTGGTGCAAATTCATCTGCTTCAATAATTGTTACACCATCTTCAAGTTTTCTTTGTTCTAGTTTTATTTCTATTCCTAGAATTTCTCTTACTTTGTTTAATAACGTTTTATCTTTCATTTTTATTTATTTTTTATAGTGGAAATATTTCACCAATATTAGATACAGGAACATTAGTTGTTGCAAAGTTTAAATTATCTATAGCAACATCCCATTCTTTAGGAACATCTAAACCAAGATCCTTTGCTGCATCTCTAGCATCCTGGTATCTTTTTCTCGTTTCTTCGTAAAGTTGCTCAATTTCTGCTTGCCTTTTTTTATTTGTAGCATTTACTGATTGATAAAGCTTTTCTGCCTTTTCAGCATCTTTGTAGGCTGCCTCAGTTGTTTTATTGGCTATAGTTTGTGCTGCTTTTAGCTCGTCTAAGATTTTCAATTCAATTCTTTCAGAAGCTAATTCTGTTTTTTCTGAATTTTCATTCCACTTTTTAAATATACTTTCTAGTGTGCTCATGTGTTTATAACTTTATTTTATTTATTTGTTGCAAATTCATTAAACATTCCCTATTCCCTGGTTGACAATTGTTCCCTTACAGCATTTTTGTGAATAAGTATTATTTTCACATAAGCATGCTTTTTTAGAGTATCTTGGACTGCTTTGTGCTGGTTGTCTTTTCTTCTTTTCCTTTGGCATTTTATAATGATTTTATTTTCTTTAAAATATCATCCGCTTTATCCAATGCCTGTACTATTGCTCTAGCAGAATTTGATTCTGGTCCATAATTTCTACCAAGTTCATCCATAACATTTTCTAAATCATTGTATAAATCACTTTGGTTAAAATCTATTCCAAGATCCTCAGCCATTTGTTCATACTTATTGTAGTAACTATCTGCTTTTATCATAAATCCTCTGTAATCAGATAAAGCATCATCAAAATCACTATCGAAAGATGTTATATTACCAGCAGCTATTCTTAATTCAGATACCTTTTTTTCTATTAATTTTTCAGCTGCTACGGCTAACCTTTGTAAAGTTTTAAATTGAGATTCTACATCCTTAGCTAGTTTCTCTAATGATTGTAATTCACTTTTCGCATTTAATTCTACTTTAACTGAAAACTCTTGTTTTTTAAGATTTAATCGGTTTTCAAATGCTTCGTTGTATTTTTTCTTTAAGTTCATTTTAATAATTCCTTTAATTTATTTATAATATCCGTTTCTTGATTTGACAGGTCTAATCTATCGGCGAAGTAACCCTCTATGCTGAATCCTTTAATTTCGCCAGATTTAGCTTTGTTGTATAATTCCTTATCTTCGATCTTTGCAGATACCATCCATGTTCCTACTGGTACTTTCATTCCGTAAAGTGCAGTTTTATCCTGATCTTTATCTTCCACGATCCATGATTCAACCATTGTTACACCATCGATTTTGCTTTCGTGTTCCAATGTAGCATTTTGGTGGTTACTATTTTTAAAGAATAACTCGCTTGCTTTCCTTACTGTATCTCGGCTAAAATAAATATAATATTCGTCACCTTTATCATTCCGACGATAAATACTTTTATCTGGAATAAGTGCTGGTCCCATCAATATTCTTTTTTCAGCATTTACTTCTTTAAGTAGTATTTCTTGCTTATTTAAAGCAACAAAGTTACTCTCTATTGCCGGTGATTCAACTAAACTAATAGCTTCTATTCCGGATTGTTCATCGTTTGGATCAATTATAAGTTCAACTATCTTCATAATATAATAACTTTTATTTGTTTATAGTGTTGCATTTTGTACTCTGTTTCTATCAAGTGCTTGGCTTGTCGTTACTTCCCCACTCACTACATAAGCTTGTGTTGGTTGTTGTTGTAATTGTGCGATTTGATTTATTGAACTATCTCCAACTACATTAAAGTTTGGTACGGCTGCACTTGATGCACCACCACCACCTAAATTACCACCAGACGGTGCAGAAGCACCACCACCTAAAGCACTAATTCCTTTGGCTGCTGCTGCAATTTGTGCTGCAATAGATATACCAGCCGATATGTTGTTTTGAGTTACAAGTGCAGTTGCTGCTGCTACTGATGCTCCTGCCGTAGTTATTCCTAATGCAGCTCCTTGTGCAGTTGCTGCTGCATTTGCTGCTTGTGTTGTTATGATTGTTTCTGCAATAGACACGGCACTTTCTGCTGCTATTGCCAAAGCTTGTAGTTTATTATTTTCTCCTGCAACATCTTTTAATAAAGAAATTCCAGCTTCAATATTTGCCATTTGTGCATCTTGAATATTTTTCTTTGCTTCTGCTACTGCCTTATCAGATTCAATTAATTTTTCATTCGTTTCAACTGCGTTGTCTAATATTGCAAGATTCTTTGCCTTTTCACTTTCTACTTCTGCCGTGTTTAATTCATCAACAAAGTTTAATAGTTCTACTCTGTCGCTTCTTTCTGTTTCAAAAGCATCTTCACGTCTTTTTTGATTGTCTGCAATTATTTTTGCTTCTGCTTGTGATTCTTCTTGATTTCGTAAGTCTATTAATGTTGCTCTTTCTTTAGTTGTTAGTTTCGTGTTTGCAATGGCATCTTCACGAAGTCTTCTAAATTTATCGCGATTTATTTCAAGTTCTTTTTCTATGCCATCTTTTAGAAGTCCATTCTCAATATCTTCTATTTGTCTTGCTATTCTTAATCTTTCTTTTGCATATTCTATATATTTATTAGTTTTATCTTCTTCACTATCTGATATATCTTGATTATTTTTAATAGTATTAATAGCTATTTGATTTTCTGCATCAGCTATACTTTGTTCTATGTCTAAATATCTTTGCTTTGCTTCATTTATTTCTTTTCTAATTTCAGCACTATCATACAATAGTTGAAGATTTTTATAACCTTGCATCGCAGCCTCTTTACCTTGCAGTAATAATTTTTGATCTTGTATAAAGTCTTTTTGTTTTTGTTGTCTTAATTCATAACTACTTTCACCTAATGCTTCAGCCATAGCTATTTCCCTATCGAATTGTTGTTGTCTAGCCTGAAAACTTCTTTCTCTTTCTGCTCGTTCATCTGCAATTCTTTTCATGTCTGCTTCATGCCGAGATTGTTTTTCTTTATCCTCGTCTTTTTCCATTAAACCTAAAGACTGCATACCTTTTTTAACTAAATCAATAGTAGCTATTAATGGTAATAATGGTAGCATTAATAACTTTGCACCTACACCCATTTTTTTAAAACCATCTATACCACCAGTCATAGCATCTGATAATTTATCAAAATTTGCTATTAACATTCCTAAAGCTACAACTATCGCACCCACACCTGTACTAATCAAGGCTAATCTAAATAACTTCATTGCAGTAGTTGCTCCACCTGTTACAAAAGTGAATGCTGCCTGTGCCGCTCCTGCTATTTTAGTTCCTATTGATAATTCCCTGTAAGCTTCCGTAAGTCCTTGTACTCCTTGTTGAATAGCTAATGCAGATTGAACTTTTAAAAGTGATTCTTCAAGTGCTTGGTTTTCATCTCCAAATAAAGCCATAGCACCTTGCGTAGCTGCAAATCCACTTGTAGCACCATTCAATGCACTACCTAACTTTTGCGTCATTGTAGTGGCTGCACCATCTACTGCTAAATCAGTTTGTATTTGAACTTTACGATATTCGCCAACTTTGGTTAATAGTTCTTGATATTCTTTTGAAGCCGTGTCTCCTGCAAGTGCTAACTCATAAAGACGGTCTTCAGCTTCGCCCATTCGTGTAGTTAATGGTGCCATTCCATTATACACGTCATCAAAACTTGCATCAAGCTTTTCTGCACTATCGGCAGCTTTTAAAACTCCGTTGCTTAATTGTTCAAATTCTTTTGTTGCCTTTCCTGCGTTAGTTTCAATTTCTATTTGAACTATTTTTTTAGATTTTTCAGCCATTTGAGTGTTTCTTTATTTCGTGTTTTTAACAAGTTCATTCTTTTCTTTTGCTTATAAATTTCTTTCACTCCTGTTTCATAACTATATAACCCTTTTGCCACTTGTACGTTGTAGCTGCCATTATAAAAATCGTC